CACGGACAAGACGACTACTCGGGTAAACCCGTAGAAGTTCAGCAGGGTCTGCACATCCATGAGTGCCTTGAGGCTGGATGCGCAGGCCGTAGAGTCGGTCACGATGTGATCAGACGCCCCGCATGCTTGAGCGATACGGCTGGCGTAGACCTGCGTCAGTGTCAAAGGTAAGGGTTTGTACTGATATGACAGGCGAGAGTTGCGGGGGTTTGCCGGTACGCCAGCAAAGTGGGCGTTGCCTGCTGCCAAGATAAACGCCGTCTTTTTGGACGGGGTATCTCGCAGGAGTTGAATCAAGGTGGGGTCAAGCACCTTCTCAGCAAGCCGATGTGGGGGGTAAAACAGGCCCGTAGAGACGCGAGCGTAGGTGTCGGGTAGCCAATGTACCTTCTGAGGGAAAGAAATGTCCTCAAGCAGTTCTGTGGCTTCTGTGGATATGGTTCGGGTGTGGGTCAGAGCGATCATTGCACCAACTCCATTGCAGCGTCAACCGACTCGGGTTCTTGAGTCTTATGCTGGTGCACCTGCACCATCAGTTCGGCAGGGGAGCCAAACGTGAAATGCTTGGCAATCTCATCGTCCAGACCGTAGATGTCTTCTAAGTAGATGAGCATCATCAGCCCATCCATGCTGTCCAGACCCGTTTCGGGGAAGGGGATGTCCATCGTTTCGATGGGTACGTAGTTGGTAAACGCGGGTCGCACGTGACGCGCTAACCGGTTAAAGAGTTCAAGTTCGTTCATGTTCGCACCTTTGTAAAGAGGGACGCATAGTATCTCTTACGGCGCAAGCCAAATCAACGTCAAGCAGTGCGTTGTTACTACCCGATCTTCCAGTTGGCCCCATCCGAGTACACAGGTACCTTATTTGCCCCACCGCCAGCCACAGTGGATGCAAACGTGGTTGCGTTGGCATCAGATACAAACGCCCGAGCCCCTACGCCAGAAGTTGCGGCGCTGGGCAGTGTTGCCACCGTGTACACGGTCGTTGGCGGGATGATGCCGCCCTCGGTCTCCAACTGCCCCACGATGCTTTGCAGCCGTACGAAGTACAGGCGCAACACGCTGTTTAACTGATCTTGATACTGGCGCTGGTAGTCCTCCGGCGCTTGCGGCAGTGCAGGCGGCGAGATGCGCTGAAGTTCAAACTCAGAGGTAACAATCATCGACGGCCATCCTGACGCATGTCGATGCGAGGTGCGCCCAACTGCCAGTTCACACCCAATTCGGTGGACTCGAATTTAATGGACATCTGGCGACCGCGCACCCGAGTGAAAATCTGCCCGGTGAACTCTTCTACCGGCAAGGTGGCAATCCGTGTGACGGTCGCAAAACTATCGTTGGCCACAGAGTGATTAGCGTCCGTCGCTGAGTTGACCGAATACCCAGAGCCAGAATTTTTCAACGGCAGCAGGTACATCGTAGCGCTGGGCGGGGTTGCCGTAGAACCCTCAAACGTAACGTCAGGCAAGACACGCCACACAAACATGAAGTTGTGGCCATCGTCCAAATCAAACTGTGCAGAAGTAATAGACGATACGATTGGCAGTGTGGTGGCCGTGGCGTTGTCGTCCAACCCATCTTCGTGGTTCACAAGGTTGTTGTAGTACGTAGCAGCCAGCGGGTAGTCACGCAGGCCAGAATCCAGCCATGCGGTACGGGCCAGATTGCCGTAGTACCACACGTTTTCCATGTAGTTGTAGACCACGTACCTGTCGATGTCGGTAGAGTTGGCAGAGCAATAGAACCACCAGACTTCGTTAAAACCTTCGTTAGTGCCCGAGCACACCTGCGCGTACTGCGAGGTGTTGATGTCCTCAAACACGTAGCGGCGCAAGTCGCAGTTCAGTGTCTGCGTGCGGCCATCGTATTTGTAGAACTTGTCTTTGCCCATCCAATAGGCCACGCCTGTGGCGTACGACACGGCGTTCTGACCTACGATGGAAATGTTCTCGCCGACAAGCTGAGCGCCCCAAACAATCGGTGCACCCACGTACTGAAGCGAATACAGTGCGGCATCTGTCCACACCAAAACTTCTTGTCGTGACTGAGTGGCTGTGACGATCTCAGAGCCGCGAGACAAACGCAGGAAGCCTGCTTGATTGGTTGATGCGGGTGTCCAGTTGAACGGGTCTTCTTGGTCAGACCAGCGAATCAGCATTGGGTCAACAGTGGCCGAGCCGTAGTCATTGCAACCAAACGCAAACACAAAGCGGCTGATGTCAGACACCAGCAAATAATTTTGCTCGATTGGTACGTCTGTTGCGCTTCCAAAGTCAGCCAGCTTGTACCCGTTTGACAGGATACGGCAGTTGCCCACAGCCGCAACGGTGACTTGGATGAGCGCACCTGAAGGGGTCAGTGAGATATTGAATGACGAACCTGCGGCGTTGCGTACGTAGTACATCTCACCGGGGAGAATACCCGCAGGCATCGTAGACCCAGCGTCAGGCACAAAGCGAAGGGGCGTGCCATTAGCGTATTCGGCAGCGGCAGTAATCACCGTGGGGTTTGCCACCGTAGCAGAGAACGTAATTGGGGTGTACCCAGACGTTGCATCCCAGTAGTAGATCGGGCCTTCACGTGGGCCAAAGATCAAGTCTTCGCCATAGTTCTGCTGGCTCCACAAGCGGATAGCGTCCGTGGACGCTTCACCAATACCCCATGCGCCAGCACCCCAAGGGCCAGCACCCCAACCTACCAGCGGCACCACATAGGCAGGGCCAACATTGATTTGATACAGCGCATACACAGTCCCGCCGCCCACAGCGTTTGATGAAGCGTTTGAGCTTGCCGTGATAGTGTATGTGGTGGCCCCAGTGACCGTAATTTCGTATTGGCCAAAGATGGTCAGGCCACCCACGGCTGTTGCGTTGTAGAACGACACAAAGTCGCCGTCAATGTAACCACCGTTGGCATCAGTCACCTGCACAATCGGAGAACCGACAAAGGTTTCAAACGGATTGGTCAGGGTAACCTGATCACGGAACGGTGTGATGTCGTTGTAGATACCGCCTGCTGCAAGATAGAACTTGAGGTTGGTGCCAACACCAATTAGGTTGATGCCACCGAGGGTTACCCAGTTCCACAGGGAACGGCAGATACCCAGAAAGGTGGATGAGGAGATACGTGTCCAGCCGCCAATCTTTTCAGGCGTGCCTTGACGAAAGCGAATTTTCTCGCTCTCGTACCAGCCCCCTTCGTTGGTGTAGCGCGTGTTTTCACGGTTCACACCGGGCTTGAGCAGTATCTTCTTTAGTGGCACGATTTACCCCACGTTCCGTTCAAAATGCGGGCAGTCCACCAAGGACTTGAAATTGCCTCCCCAACGGTTTTTTGGGTGGAGAGATTCCCAGTATGCACCGAGCGGAGCAAGGATGCCCTTGTCCCAGATTATCTGCCCATCCTTAAAGAAGTTCAAGTCGATGGCACAGCGTTTGAGGTGAATAGAGTTCATGGTCTTGGAGCGACCTGCCTTGACATGCAAAGCCTGTTGTTCAGGTGTGCGGGCTAATTCGCCCCCAGTGACCATGAATCCTTGCTCAGTGGCGTATTTGATGAGGGCGCAGGCATCCAGTAAGAATGCGGCTTGTTCTTGACTCAGGCTCATTCTTTGTCCTTTCTACGCATCTCCATGACCTTCTCAACGGTGCGACCACCGAAGTAAGCAGTCATCACCAACATGCCCCATTGCCCGAGCAGGTTGACGTAGGATTCGCTGATCTTGTACCCGTAGCCGTCAAGCAGGGCGAAGATCAAATACGCGGTTAAAAGGTATACCAGCGTACCGGGGCGCACATTCTTTGACAGCCAAGAGTCAGAAGACATGTCTGCTTGCCAACGCTTAGACACGTTGTCTTCTTGATTAGCTTGCGCCTTGAGCAATGCTTGGAGTTCTTCTTGCTCGATACGAGCTTTCTCAATACCGAGTTCAAGCAAGCGTTCTTCGTGATCAAACTGAAGCTGGCGCAATTTAGAAACTTCAGCATCAGATGGGTTGTCGGAAATCTTGACGCCAAGGGCGTTCTCAACAACCTCTTTGCCTTTGGCTTGAATTGCAGATGACAAAAGGCCCAGACCATTCTGGGCCAAGGTGCCTAAAAGAGATGCAACAATTGGAATCATGGTCAACCTTTCAGGTCAAAACTTAAATTGGGGTGGCGCGGGTACTGCACAACGCGCTCACCCTCTGGACATTTGTATTTGATCGTTGCTAACAATGTTGCTTTACCGCTGGCAATCTTTTCTTTCTGCACCATGGTGAGTTGGTACGTGAACGTGTCAATTTCTGGCCCTGCTGGGCCACTGAATTTACTGGCAGTGGTGGTTGCTGCATGCACCATCCCTGCTGCATCGCGGATGCTTGGTGTAAAGCTCTCGACAGAACAGTCATCGCGTTTTTTAATCCGCGCAACCGTGACGTTGATGGGCTTACCAGCCTCAGCCACGATCTTGAAGTTCTCAGGCGACCACTCAATGATGGCCCTGTCAAACCAACCAAATTTATCAGCAAGCGTATAACTGCCGCCCAGTGCGGCAACACTGGCGGCAATCGCCCCAATAGCTTTGGTTACGTCAACCATGACGTACTCCTCACATTACGCCGCCGAACATCGGGGGCAGTGTTGTTACTTGGATGGCCACGTTCTGCTTCAACTCCAGCGGTTTGCCGCAATCAGAGCAGGTGTCGGCGGCAAGCTCCGCCTCATCCAAGTCGTAACCACAGTGGAGACACACGGCCTCCACCTCGTGGGCTGCTTCTATCGTGCCATCAGGCAGCGTCTGAGGGGGCTTTTGAAACTTCATTGCTCATGTCCGGCATGGGTAGCTGAGGCGTGGCTTGTTCGCGGATGGATTGCACCAGATCAGCAACTTGCTCGTAAGGGGCTTTGGCCAACGCAGCCAACACAAAATTCACCGCACCGAGGGGCAGTTCAAGTTTGATAGGCACAGCGTTCAGTTCTTGGTCAGTCATATTTACTCCGTTTTTGCAACCGCTGAGATGGGGCAGCGGCGAGACCCCATAACATTATGCCGCAGGTGCCCAAGGCAAAGGTGTATTTTCTGGGCTAACAGGTGGGTTCAAAATTGAATTAATTTGACCCTGCACGCATGCCTCTGTATTGGCAATGCCTTGCTCACCCAGTTGTGCCTGCACCCAGCCAATCACAATGGCTTCTGTCAGGTTGGCGTATGGAATGAAGGTGCCAGATTGGTTGCTGTCAAACATGGTACTACCGCCAATTTCAGCGGTAGTCGTACCATCCACGCCAGTCAAAGTCCACAGCACGTTGACCACATAATTTGGGTCGGGTTGCTGTACGGTGTACATGTTGTCAATTGTCCATGTGTAAGTGGTGCTCATTTCAGTTTCCTTTAAAAATTAGATTGGCTGAGGCCAAGGCAATGGTGGAGTTACGACAGGCGGGTTTTTTTGCAAGTCAATCATAGCCTGTAGGTTTGCTTCAATTTCTGGGCGGTCAATGCTTGGGTTGATCCAACCCCAGACCTGCTCTTGAGTAAGTTGATCGTAGGGTGTGTATGGCGACCCAGCAACGTAGGTTACGGGAACTGATCCAAACGAATTAGCCGAGTAACCATCGTCCTGTGCGTTGCACTGCCAGTCCACGCTGAACACAACATCCGTTTCACCCTCATATTGAGGGTAGGCGGGCATTGATTGGATTGTCCAAATAAATGTAGTCATGTTTTTCCTTATGCAGTCAAAGCGTTGTATGTGAAGTTTGTTGGAACACCACCAGCCGTCTGCCGAACGTAAGTAATTCCACCTGAATAACTAAAAGTCAAAGTTTTTCCAGAAAGGCTGCTTGCAATTGGCACAACCCCAGTATTGGGATCCCACAAATAAGCCGCAGACCCACCAGCGGTATTGTCACGGAAATATATGATGGCGCTGATGGCAAAGTTATAAAGCGGATAGTCAGTATTAAGGGCCGACACGACTACGTTCCTTGCTGACCTAAAAGCCGCCGCAGGGCTGTTTATTGCCCCATCTTGCTCAGTAGATGCGTACATCCGCACAGCGCCAGTACCGTCAGACAGAACAACATATTGATTTGCTGCGCGGATGTCAAGGCCACCCGAGTTGCCGCTAAAACGACCAATAATGGTGTTGTTACTGCCAGTGGTCATGTCAGCGCCAGAAAGGTAACCAACGGCAGTATTGGTTGAGCCAGAAGTCGATTGCAATGCGCTATGTCCAACAGCGACGTTACTGCTACAAGCTCCAACGAATTGGCTAATAGCACCAGAACCAATTGCAATGTTGTAAGAGCCTGTTGTTTGGTTTGACAGGGCGGCATTAAGAACCGCTGGAAGTCCAGAGCCAATACCAATGTTGGCAACACCCGCCTGAGTTGATTGGTTGGCGTTATTACCAATACCAATGTTTCCAACGCCAGTAGTAACAGCCGCCAAAGCAGAACCGCCAATAGCGACGTTGGTTGTGCCAGAAGTTAAATTGTACAAAGCCTGATAGCCTACCGCCGCATTATTGCTACCAGTTACCGTGGCAGACCCAATTGCGCCATAGCCAACAGCAGTGTTGTTAGAACCAGTAGTGGCGTTGGAGAGAGCAACACCGCCGACCGCTACGTTGCTTGTCCCAGAATTGATTAAATACCCTGCCGAAGTTCCAATTAACGTATTAGAGCCGCCACTTGTAAGTTGATAGCCAGCACCAGAACCCATCGCTACGTTTGCATCGCCTGTTATTGCCGCGCCGCCAGCACCAGCCAACCAGCCAACGTAGGTGCTGTTATTGCCCGTTGTCACAGATTTACCTGCGGCTTGACCAACAGCTACGTTGTTTGCGCCAGTGCTGTTATAAAGTGCTTGATAACCAACAGCAGTACCACCGTTGTTAGAGGTGTTGTTTGCGTTATATAGCGCTTGGTAACCAACGGCTGTTTGGTTTACACCTGAGACGTTTGACCCAAGTGCGCCATTGCCAATGGCAGTGTTTTTTGCGCCGCTTTGGTTGAGGGCTAAAGCCGCGTTGTATGTTGATCCATCACCGCCTCCGACGGCCACGTTTTCACTTCCGGTTGTCACGGAACTCAATGCGGAGTACCCAACGGCAGTGTTGTACGCCCCAGTCCCGGCGTTAGCGCCCATTACCAAACCGCCAATCGCTGTGTTCAAAGAGCCAGTGTTAAATTTTAACGCCGCGTAACCAAATACTGAGTTGTAGTTAGTGTTCGCAGAAAAGGCAGTTTGATAACCAACAAGCGTATTTCCTGCAGCAGTTGTGACGCTATACCCAGATTGATACCCAATAGCGACGTTGTTGGATGCAATGTTTACAAGAAGGGACTGAAAGCCAATTGCCACATTTCCCGACCCAGAGACGTTTGATTGTAGCGCGGCCCCGCCAAGAGCAATGTTATATGACCCAGTCTGGTTCTGTCGCAATGGGCCGTAAATAGATATTTCATCTTGCGACCCAAGGGCCACGTTGTGATTTCCACTTGTGTTGGCCGTCAACGCTCCGCGACCTATGGAGACGTTTGCATACCCACCCAAATTTGACGCAAGCGAGTAATAGCCAGCGGCGACGTTTGAATTTCCTCCAAGGTTAGAGGCAAGCGCGTAATATCCCAGCGCGGTATTCAAAAGACCAGAGGTGTTTGCCGCCAAAGCACTTGTACCCAACGCAGTATTGGTAACAATAGCGCCCGCACCACGGCCCACAGTAAGGCCGTAAACACTTAGGTCAGCGCCGCTGTACAGCAAATTGGCAGATGAGGTGAGGTTACCGCCAGTGGTAGTGTAAACAACCCGACCCGTTGTCAAAGAGGAGTCGGTCAGGTCATTGACAGTCAGCGTAGTGCCATTGAATGTCATGTTGGCAGAATCCACCAACAATCCAGCAGTCGATGCGTAGGGTACGCGAGTAGATGTTAAGGAACCAACGGTTAGGTTAGTACCAAGGAACAAGCTACGAGGGCGAGTTGCACCAGACGCGCCAATGTCGTAGGTATTGTCTGTAAAGATCAGATTGCTGGTGACTGTGCCAGTCACAGTGACGTTATCCGCAGCAGCGTTACCAAGCGTTGTGTTGCCCTGTGTTGAGAAGTTTGACGAAACTGTCACTGCACCAGTCGAATCAGCAATAGTCATTGCTGCCGTGCCATCCTTGGCCTTGATGTTGGTGACTTCAAGGTTAGTCAGGTCAAGCGTGGTGGCTGCAATAGAGCCAGCGTTGACTGCGCCAGAGACGGTCAGGTCAGTACCGCTAAAAGTCAAGTTAGCTGAGTCAGTGAACTGACCACCAGTAGTGAGGTAAGGAACACGAGTTGTAGTACCGTTGCTCCAAACAAGTTTTGGTACGGACACAGAGCCTGTGCCATTGGGAGTCAACGTGATGTTGCCGTTTACACCTTGGGCAATCTGAATCGTGCCAGAATTTGTGCCGTTGTTGGTAGTCAGGTTTAAGTTACCTGTACCGTTGGTGGTCAGGGTAGTGTCAGTGTTGGAATCACCAATTTGCACGCGGTCAGCAGACAAGATCACATCGCCTGTGCCATCAGGAGTCAACGTGATGTTGCCATTTGCGCCGTTGGCGATTACCACGGTGCCAGAGGTTGTGCCTGAGTTGGTAGACAGTGTGAGGTCAGCAGCGCCACCGGTGGTCACTGTGAGAGCGCCTGCGCCATTAGATGTCAGGGTAACTGCGGCAGCAGCATCACCAACACGCACCGTGTCAGCGTCCAGTTGAACGTCGCCTGTACCGTTGGGGGCAATCACCACGTTGCCGTTGGTATCCGTCGAAGATAGGGTGTTGCCATCAAGACGCAAGTTGTCTACGTTGATGAGCGTAGCCGCAGTTGTTGCGCCAATCGACACGCCGTTGATCGTGCCACCAGAGATGGCCACCAGAGCCATGGTTGCAGTGCCGTCAATGAACAGGTCTTTCCACGAGTTGGCAGCAGAGCCCAGATCACGAGCGTTGTCAGTCGAGGGCACCAGATCGGTGTTGAAACGTGCCGTAGCGGTGATAGTGTCTGATGTGGCGTTACCCAGCGTGGTGTTGCCATTGATTGTGGCGTTACCGCCTACGGTTAGATTGCCAGTGATGTTGCCGTTGACAATGGTCGTCACACAGGAGTTGACGTTTGTGGCATCACAGAACAAGAACGCAGTATCACCAGCAGCGACTGCTACACCTGTACCAGCGGAGGTCTTCAAGGTAACAGCAAAGGACGTGTTGTTCTGCAACACGTAGAGCTTGGCTGCGGCAGGGCAGATAATCTCAGCAGCGGCAGTCGGAGCGCCGCCACCAGTAGCCGCAACCAGCATGGCGCAACGTGACTCAGAGGTCGTACCGTTGGCTGTGGTCAGGGTATGTGCGTTGCCAGTCCAAGTGTTGATCGTTGAGAGGCCAGCGATGGCTTGCTCAATCATCGAAGTGATGTTGTCGTTAACGACATCGCCCCATGTACCAGAGAGTTCGCCGGTGACGGGAAGCGCCAATTTCAGCGTCGGTGTGTATTGTGTGGTCATCTGTTTACCCTCTTATGTGACAACTTGTTGCCAGCCCGCAGTTTGCGTATCACTCACAACAACCCATGTGGGTGTTTGAGCATCGTTGATATTTTGCCAGTTTGCTGACTGTCCGTCATCTATCTGGCCCCAAACATTTACTTGTCCTACCTCACCCGTGGCGGAAACCCCAGTTGGAGTAGCTGTTGCGCCTGCTGCAACGGTTACGCTGCCAAGCTCCATTGTGCCCGATACGCCCGTAACGGAGACAACAATCGACAAGGCAAAAGATACTTGGCCAACTGCGCCGGTAGCCTCTACGCCCGTTGGGTATACGTTGGCTATACCTTCAACTGTAACGGTGCCAGTCTCGCCTGTGGCAGACACGCCAGTGGGGGTAACAACCGCTTCACCAACGATGGTGACAGTACCTACTGCGCCTGTGGCAGATACCCCTGTGGGGAAGATATTGGCTGTACCGGAGACCTGTACGGTGCCAAGCTGGGTTGTGCCATTTACCCCTGTAACTTGGACAATAGCGTCTGCCTGCACCACCACAGTACCAACTTGGCCCGTGGCTTGTAGCCCCGAGGGGTACACAATGGCATCGCCTGTAACGTCAACAGCACCAATAAACCCAGTTGCTTCTACACCCGTGGGGAAAACCACGGCGGTGGCTACGACAGTAACCGTGCCTATGGCCCCCGTTGCAGAGACCCCAGAAACATCTACGATTGCGTCAGCAGCAACAACAACTGTGCCTACCTGACCCGTAGCCTCAAGGCCCGAGGGGTAGACGTTTGCGTCTGCGGTAACAGCAACTGTACCGACCTCGCCGGTAGCAGTTACATCTGAATGGCCGACACCCCACCCTTGGGAGCCCCAAGCAACGCCCGAGGCACCCCAACCTTCAAAGGCTACCTTTGCATCAGCCACCTACTCACCGCTGTTAGGCGATGCGCAAGATCGCGTTGGTCGCGTCTGCGGCAGGGAACTGGATGGTGAAGTTGCCAGCGGTAGAAGTCTTGTCACCGCCAAAGTCCAGCACAGCAACCGCAGGGTTGGTTGTACCGTTGGCCAAGTAGATCAACGCGCCACGCGCAGTGATCGTAGCGGTTGACCATGTGGTGTCCGCAAAGTCAATAAACGCTGTAGTGCCCGTTGACGTAGGTACTTGACTGACCGTTAGGATGTTACCGCCCGCAGAGTAACCGGTGCCGGTGACTTCGTTGGATGTGCTGTATGCAGTCGTAGCTGCGCTTAGCGTAGCCGCTGACGTAAACAACGCAATTTTAAAAACTTGAGTTGTGCCCGTATCAAAATCAAAATCGGCGCTGAGGATGCCAACTTTGAATGAGGTGCACATTGCTTGTGTGATTGCCATTTCTTACTCCTTAACTTACTGGATTGCGGACTTGAACAGTGCGATACGTGTCTGTACGTAGCTTACCGTCACCCAAATTCTTCAAGAGGCCAATTGCCTGAACGTACAACTTCTCGTAGACCGCGATCATGTCAGGCTCACCCTTCATGAAGCGGATAGCCTCAATCAGTGCGCCGTTCAAGAGAGCGGAATCAAACTCAGTGCCCAGCCACGTAGTGCCTGCTGTGACAATGGACTCGGGGTAATAGCCGTAGTGCAACTCGGCACTGTACGACTGATCAGGTGTGGGGCCAACAATAAATGCGGAAGCGTCAAAGATGGCGTAATACTTGGGGGTTGTGCGCGTGGCAGTTACATCCCGTGGGTACGCTTCGCGGATAAAGTTCACGTCCTTGTCAATCAAGTAGCAATACTCGCCATCGGACTTGATCACGGCCAGCGAATAAACGTAGAGGAAGTCAGACGGAATCTGGAGGTACTTGTTACCAGCCGTCATCGCTCCTGTTACGTTCTTGCGAATTGCAGGAATCTGCACCGTGTTGTAAATCTTCTGCTCAGCCTGCTCGGTGAACATAGCCAACTCCTGCGCAGAAAACTCGTTCTCGCAGATGTTCTCAATGTTGGTGCACAACTCGGTGTAGTTCATGCGCTACCTCTTAGGCCATTGGGCCACGAGCCATCAAACCTTTGGTGGCTGCGCCAGTACCGCGAATTTTAATGCCGCTGGTTTTTGGGCCAGCATCATCACGCTTGTAGATGGTTCCAACAGACATGTTCACAGTATCAGCTTTGCTGTGGTCTGGGCCGCTGCCGGGGTTGCTTGACATCTTGACAGGCTTACCCTTCATTGTGTGCGGCTCAGCGTAAACGCTGGCAGCGCCAACTTCTTTACCCATCATTTTCTTGCTGTATGTAGCCATGATTAACCTCGCTTTTGTGCTGCAATTTTTGCCAAGCCACGGCCCATCGACTTCATGTCGGTGTTAGATTTGCCGCCGCCTTTGCCCGTACCACCAGTTTGGATGCCAACCGCAGGGCCACTGTTACCAAGGTTTTTACCTTCGGTCTTGCCTTTTTTAGCGATGCCATCAGCAGATTTTGTATACGCCATTTTGAACTCCTTATGTGATCACAACCGTTACTGTACCAACTTGTCCGATTCCCACCAAGTTATTTGGTGTGAGTTCAGAATCAAAATTACGGGACATTCCTACTGGAGCCCAGCCCCATTGGATGTTCCGACTACCTTCACCAATCGACCCAGTTGCGGTCGTACCCGACTGGTAGTACGTATTATCCTTACGTGGGTTCCGCAATGCTTGCGGATCGTCCACCGGATACATACCCAGTTGCAACTGCGGCTGGTCAGGTTCCCAACAAGATTTGCAGACCAATATGTTGACCTGCTTTGTCTTGATGATCAGTTCGCGCAACTCGCGCAAACGGAATTGAAATCCGCAACGGTCGCAGATTGCAATCGCAATCTTGCCGGAGGCAAAACGGTTACCCATTAGCCACCCCCAATGTAGGAGCGACGCGGCACAAACCGAATCGCAGCCTTTTCTCTATCCTCTCCTGCTGCCAAGTCAAACTG